GAGTTCGATGGGGTGGGGCAAGGTTGAGGAAATCAAAACGAATGCCCAAGAAGTCGAGAGACTAAATCAAAAAGTTTACAAGATGATGGCAAAGAACTGCGGACATGAAGAAAATTATTTCCTGGACATCGTTCACGACAAAGGCCACGCCGATTGGTTTCTTGATGCGAAAGAATGCCGCCGCCACAAACTTGCTAACAAGCTGCATGTACCCGAGATGAAGATTGGCGTAAAAGTTGAATTTGATTTCAAATAATAGTTGACAGATAGAACACAGTTTGGTACAATAATAAAGTATCCAAGGAGGGATAAAATGGCTTCAACAAATGAAGAAAGAAAACGTTACGTCAAAGAGTATATTCGCTCGCTGGCGTCAATTGAAGAATGTATCGAACCATATAAGGAGCAGAAGCGAGAGCTGCGCTCTGAGTTCCGTGAGAACGGCTGGCTCAATACCGACGAGATCCGCGCCGCTGTGAAGGCGTATCGACTTTACAAGGGTAAGGTAAACATTGACGAGGTTGTTGAGAATTTCAATATGCTTGCGGGACTTATCGGAGATGAAGAAGAATGATAGTAGAGTATGCAAAGACACGAGAAAGCGCACACAGTCCACAGCGTGCGAATCCATCGGACGCCGGGTTGGATGTATTTTACTCGGCAACAGAACCGCAGGAGATTGTCGCGATTCACCCCGGCACCAGCCGGCTGATTCCAACAGGCTTGCGGTTTGGAACGCCTCACGGCTACATGCTTGAGGTGAAGAATCGCTCAAGTATCGCCTCAAAGCTTAGCTTGATTGTGGGCGCCTGCGTGATTGATTCTGGTTATGATGGCGAAGTCTTCGTTAATCTTCACAACATCGGCCGCGAAACGCGCGTCATTCAAGACGGCGATAAGATCGCGCAACTTGTGATGGTGCCGGTTGTACCCTTCAATCCACGTGAGAACAGAGATGGGGATCTCTATAATTATCCCATTACCATTAGCAACAGGGGCACAGGAGCCCTAGGGAGTACAAATGAGAGGAAATGATAAATACGATGTAAAGGAGACCAAGGAGTCTCTATATATGATTCGTAAACTATATGGTGAGACAGAGCTGGATCCTTCTTTCCAGCGATTGGGTGGAATGGAAAATGGCTCTGGCTGGTCCACAAAAGAATCAGAAGGATATATGTCGTCACTTTTCATGGGCTCTGTTTTCAACAAAGTAATGTTGGCCGCTGTTGATTCATGCCTTCGACATGCGAAAGACGAACAAGATCAAGAGTCCGAAGACTATTTCCAAGCTTTACAGGATCAAGGCCGCAAATATGTTAGCATCGATGGTAACAACACATCAAGTACAATATCCTGTTATTTAGATAATAAGTTTTCAGTATATACCGATGAATGCAAAAGCAAGCGAGGCAAGGGATATCCAAAGAAATATTTTAAAGATCTATCAGAAGCGGAGCAAGCTGATTTGCAATACACAGAAAAGCTGACTCTTTATACATTTAGGCGCATTGGAATTGCTGAGATGTGTGAGCTTTTCCGTCGCGAAAACACATCTACTCACCTGAATAAGCAAGAATATCGTCAGGCCAGCTGGTCTTCAATGGCAAAGTTTATTAGAGAGGAGGCAAATACATCAGATAATAGAAAGATTTTCACCAATTTGATGGCACTCTCCAGCGCTGATTTAGATAAGCGCAAACACGAAGAGGCTTTTGCTAGGTTCGTATATAAAGTAGAAACACAATACGCAAGAGATGCGCAAGCTAGCAATTTAGATGCGTTTTATGAAAATGCATCAGAGCTACCCACAGCGATTGAGAGGCATGCCGAGAAGGTTATGCGATTAATCGCCGCAATGGCCAAAAATCTTAAGTTGATTAAGAAATTTAGTTTGACACCGGGCCTGATTCAAGCTCTTTTCGATTTAGTGGGGTATATTTGCAAGGAACACAAAGATATTAAAATTTCTAACCCCCCCGAGTTTTTCAATTGGTTTTTGGAGCAAGATTTGGGCTTTAAGGCAATTTCGAATAAAATTCAAGAGGATGAAAAGAACGAAAAATCTTATATTTATTGGCTTACCGTCCACATGCAAATTACATGCTTTACAAAAACAAATCTCTTGTTTAAAGATGCATTTTTACAAAATTTTAATGATTTTATTGATGCCGGCGTGATATCAAGACTTCGAACAAATAAGGATTACTTTAGCGCCGATCAAAAGCTGGAGCTTTTTCGACGCCAGGAGGGCCTTTTAAGGACCGGAAAGAAAATATCACTTATTGATCTGTATACGGGTACCCTGGAGGCAGATCACGTGGTTTCAGTTAAAGATGGTGGTGAAACAACAATCGAGAATGGAGAGCTGATGACAATCCACGAGAATCGACAAAAAGGCCCCTCTTCCAACCAACCACATTTTGATCACCAGAGGGAACACTAAAACAATGAATAAAAGCACACAAAAAACAATGTTTAGCTCAAAGACAGGCGAGTGGGCAACTCCTCAAGAATTCTTTGATAAACTTAGCTGGCGATTCGGCCCATTTGATTTGGATCCGTGCGCTAATCCACATAACACAAAGTGCGCAAACTTCTATACAGAAGTAGAAGATGGGCTATCAAAAGATTGGACGGGACACACTGTGTTTGTTAATCCTCCATATGGAAAAGGTATTGACAAGTGGATCAAGAAGGGTTATGATATGTCAAGAGATGGAGAAACCCGAGTGGTGATGCTTATCCCATCACGAACCGATACAAAGTATTGGCATAATTATGTGATGAAGGCTTCAGAGGTATATTTTCTCAAAGGTCGGTTAAAGTTTGGAGACAGCGTTAACAGCGCACCATTCCCGTCAGCAGTTATAGTATTCGACGGCATAAACAAGCAACAGATATTTGGAACGATGAATCGATGAATCGTAAGGACCGGCGCGCCGCGGAGAAGAAGATGGGGAAAGATAATTCGCAAAAACTTACCGATAAGATTTTCCAGTTTGAGAATCTTCCGGAGGAATGCTCGGCATGCCTAAAACCGTTTGATAAGAAAAGCAAGAAGATGGCGGCAACGTGGAATGTAGTAGCCGCGGCTGATGCTGTTCGCTTGTATTGCCCAGAATGCTGGAGCACTGCTCGCAGAGTAGTAGAAGAATATAAAACTAGCAAAACTATTGAGGATTAATTAAATGAATATTGTACGATTATCAAAAAACGCACTTAAAAAAGTTGTGGAAGGAAAAACAGAAAATCAATTTAAATGTATTATTAAATTTTACTCAAATCAATGTGAGTTCTGTCATAATCTAAAGAAGGATTATCAGAAAATTGCAGAAGCATTTGAGAATGAGATTCATTTTTTTGCTTTTAACACGGCCGAACATCCTGAATTAGATGATGTGATTAAAATTAACGGGGTACCTACTATCGCATTTATTGATGTGAGAAAGAATCCTCGCATCTCTATTTTGAAAGATCCGAAAAAGCCCAACGCGAAGACGTGGTATGATCCAGAAGATATAATGAATTTTGTGGAGGATAATTTAAATGAATAAAACATATTCCTATGATGATGTATTGCTTGTCCCTCAATATTCCGACGTTCGCTCACGTTCAGAGATTGATATATCAACTGATTTGGGAGCAGGCGTTGAGTTGCAATTGCCTATTGTTGCGTCTCCTATGGATACTATCTCTGAAAGCGCAATGGGCGCTGCAATGGCAAAAGCCGGCGCAACGGCCATTATTCACCGTTACAACAATATCGAAGATCAAGTTAAACATATAAATCAGGTATCCCAGCCGGCAGTTGTTGGTGGTGCCATTGGAGTGTCCGGAAATTATATCGAGAGAGCACACGCATTAGTAGACGCCGGCGCCACCTTTCTGTGTATAGACGTCGCCCATGGCCACCACATAATGATGAAGGAGGCGCTTTGGGAGTTGCGTTTGATATTTGGAGATGACTACCATATTATGGCTGGCAACGTCGCAACGCTTGAGGGCATCAACGATCTTGCTGATTGGGGAGCGGACAGCGTTCGCTGTAATATTGGTGGTGGATCTATTTGCTCCACGCGCATACAAACAGGACACGGATTACCGGGACTGCAAACGATTATCGAGTGCGCGAAGACAGACAGAGATGTTAAAATTATCGCCGATGGAGGCATCAAGAACTCTGGCGATATGGTCAAAGCTTTGGCTGCCGGCGCAGACGCCGTGATGGTGGGCTCTTTGCTCGCAGGAACGACGGAGACGCCTGGAGAAATTCATATGAATGTGGAAGGTAAGCGCTGGAAAACTTATCGAGGAATGGCTTCTAAGGAGGCACAAATCGATTGGAAGGGTAGATACTCATCTTTTGAAGGCGTTGTCAGCCGCGTTCCACACCGAGGGCCTGCCGCGGCAATCCTTGAAGATCTTGAAAGAGGAATACGCTCTGGTTTTTCATACACAGGCGCCCGAGATTTGCGCGCACTACACAACAAAGCTAAATTTGTAACGCAAACTGCATCAGGCTTATCCGAAAGCCGCGCCCACATCGCCACTAGGGACTGGTAGTGTCGCAGGATGTGGCCAATCCATTTTTAGATAAGAAGGTTGCGTTTGTTGAGAACACCCACCAGCATGCCAAGCTTATCTTAAAGTTGCGACACGACGGAGTAACTCAATCAAAGTTTTTCCGTGCAATGATCGCCGGCTATATAGATGATGACGAGCGCATACAAAGTTATATCGACGAGATAAAACCACAGAATAAGAAGAAGAAAGCAAAATCAAAACAGTTGAGAGACAAAGGAAAGCAGAAGATGGAAGATTTTGGATTGAACGACGGAGAGATAGAGAATATATTCGACCTCATCGAAGAGGAGTACCCCGAGCTATGAAAAATGTCGACGGACTACGCGAATGTTCGCGGAGATGCATGAAAAAGAAAAAAGGTTGTAAAGAGAAAGAATGTAGACTATGGATTGATTTTCCCGATGAATATAATTGTACTTTAGTCTCTGTATATGAGAACGGCCCCATGACTTTGCGCGAAGTTGCCGAACGCCATGGCATTTCTTTCGCGAGAGTAAAACAAATAGAAACAAAAGCTTTAAAAAAACTTAAGTCTCTAAATTTAATAAGTTGTTTTCGTTTTTAAGGCTATTATCAAAACTCATTACTATTTATTTTTGAAGTTTATGTCATTGAACAAGGAGATTTTAAGATGGCTCGTAAGAAATTACTATCAGAAGGCGAAATTCGCCAATTTATGAAGCTCGCTAACTTGCGACCTATTGCTCAGGGCCGCCTTCGCGAATATTCGGCCGGCCCCGGCGATCGCGACGAGGACGAGGAGCTTGAGCGTGAGCTTGGCGATGAAGATCGCTTTGCCGACGAAGAGGGCGCAGAGCTTGACGTGGCTGATGACGAGCTAGCGGCTATGGATGACGCACCCGTCGATCCTGAGAAGCAGGAGATGCTCTCCAATGTGGTTATGGCTGTCGCTGATGCTCTTGGAATTGGTGATCAGGTCGATGTTGATGTCGAAGGCGACGTTGGCGCACCAGAAGAGCTTGAGGTGGCTGATGTTGATGTGATGGGCACCGGCCCCGAAGGCGGAGAGATGGAAGAATTCACCGCCGAAGACGAGCTTGTTTCCGAGATCGTTCGCAGACTTAGAGAAAAGAAGAAGAGCAACAGAAAGCTCTCTGGCGCCCCGCCTCCGTCCCAAGAGAAGATCGTTGCAGAAGTCGCCAAGCGTGTTGCACGCCGACTCCAGCGCGAAAATAAGAAAGAGAAGGTGGCCGATCAGTTGGCCGAACGCATTATGAAGAGACTTACAAAGTAGCTTGACAAAATCATAATTTTGTGATACATTAACCACTGGGGAAACTCAGTGGTTAATTTTTTGAGGTGATTAGATGGGCCCATGGTGGTTATATATTATTGTTTTTGTGTTTGGGTATCTGACTCATAAAACGTTTTATTTCTTTCGTTCGTTGAAGATTAGCATTGGGCTAATACGAGTCTCCCAACTAGTTAGTTTAGCGGTGTTGGCTAAGTCTATGGAGAATTTTTATTACTCTCACACAGCGCGTCTTCGTCATATGAAGGAACACGGAGAGGAAGAAAAAATCATTAGAGATGTGAGGCGTTCTTTTAATATGGAAATCGTAAACTATAAAGAAAATTCTATTAAAGAGATTTTAAATCTACATCCAAAGTTTTATGATCCGATTATTGATTTCGATAATTGGAAGTCAGCCATGAAATATTTAGAAGAGAACAATCACTATGTGTTGCAGCTTTTAAATCAGGGTAAAGATGATAAAGAAAATTCTTGATAAACTAACGAGCCAAGAAGAATCAAAACTAGTTCTTTTAGATCCCGCTGTGCTCGGCGCCGTCAAACCAGAACCAGATCTGCGCGTTATCGGAATGTTTTGTGATGTGCATGAAGAAAAGGTGGCCGAAGTTATCCATGCGATGCTTTATTTAAATGAGATGAATAGAATGGCGAAGGAGGAAGACCGGCGCCCCATAGAATTTTATTTATCGACATACGGCGGAAGCGCAGACGATATGTTTGCGCTGTATGATATTATGCGTACCATTAGGCAGGAAAGCGAAATACACACATTGGGTTTGGGAAAAGTAATGTCGGCGGGAGTTTTGCTATTAGCCGCCGGAACTAAGGGCATGCGCCGAATTGCGAAGAACTGCCGCATAATGATTCACTCAGTAGCCGCAGGCAATCACGGGAATCTACAAGATTTAACGAATGAATTAGAGGCCATTTCAGATCTACAAAAAATGTATACAAATTGCTTGGTGTCTGAAACAAACATGACCGAGAGCGATATAAAAGAAATGCTTAATCGTAACGTTAATGTCTATTTATCTGCAGAAGAAGCAGTTAAACTTGGAATTGCTGATATTATTGTGTGAGGAAACAAATGTCTGAATTAAGAGAAATATTGAGAGAAGAGTATATCAAGGAGATGCAGAATCTTAATCTGAGAACGCTGCTGGAAATGATCGAGGATGTGTTAGACTCTCCAGTTAAAACAATTAAAGAGGAAGAAGCACCGAAAATTGATTTAGAAAAGAAGAAAGAAAGCCAGCAATTACAAATGCTGTTAAACTTAATTCCCGACATTGCCGTTTCCGAGCTTGGATGGTCAGATGTCACGACAACTGATACGGGCGAGATTATTGATAAAGGCCCCCAAAGACGGCTATTGGAGGGCTATCTCTCCAATGTAAAAGGTGGCAGTCTTAAAGAAAAGATTAAAAAAGTATCATCGTTTTATTCTGATGGCATTGGATTAATAGAAACGGAGGCCGGCTCCGATCGAACCAAAACAATTGTCCAGGCAATTTCTTATCTTGTATTTTATAAGACGCTTACAAAAGTTATCACAAATTTTAATGCATCATCTGCTGGATTTAGTTTTGAATCGTTTCTCGCAGTTCTTTGCGATGGTTATCAAATTCCAGCCAACACCGGCACAATTGCTGATTACATTGATAACTCTGAGGAAAAAACGATTCCCGTAAGCCTCAAGTTATATCGCGAAGGCGGTCTTGAGGTTGGTGGTAGTTGGAAAGATTTGGTGAATGATTTAACGATGGAAGGCGATGCGACTAAAAGGTGGGGCGCCTCTTTCCCGTATGCGATGAGATATGTAGTTTGCACTAAAACTTTGGAAGGCACCGATCTAGAACAGGAAGGTAACATTCACTTTTATCAATTTGATTTCACTCTTAAAAATGTTATGAACATTCTTATTAATTCTGGCGATAAGTCGCGCAAATGCATTAGGTTGCCTGCAGAAATTGTGAGTGCAGTCAAGAAAGGTGTTACGAGAGGAATGGAGAATTATATGAACGATATCCTTCCCTCACAAACTAATTTGCCTTCTGCACAAGAGTTAGAGACAGTATTTATAAACGGCATTAAGGGGGATAAAAAATTATCAGGCCTGAAAAAGCGCCTTATAGATGATAAGGTAGTTATAAGCGAAGAACAGATTGCAGAACTGCTAAAGGCCCTCGACTTTGCTAAAAACGATGACTTGTTTTTGCCGGCTCCCGCAGAATATTTTGGAAAATCTCCAGGCCCCCACCCGCCCGTTCGCGGCTTATCTAAGATAAGTGCAAAAGAAGTGGAGAGAATTTTTAAGCTGTTAAAGTGGCCGTATGAGCTTAAAAAGGAAAATGGCCGAAAAGCAGGGCAAAACCTTGGATGGGCCATTGGCGCCGGCAATACGGCTGTCATCGCCTCAGTGGGCGCCACCAAGCAGAAAGATAAGCGCAAAGCAGAAATAAATAGAATGATAGCCAGCGAGGAATTCTTGAGCCCCGAGGTTTCTGCAGAACAATACAATATGCTAGGAACAGAACAGCAGAGAATGTGCCTATTGAATAGTTTAGGCTATCTCAGGACATTTAAATTTCACATTTCTCAAACGCAGGTGCTCGCATTAGGCGCCGATGCTAAATTTGAAGATCTAGGTTCAATCGAGATTGGCCGAAAGAAAGTGGCAGAAGTGCTTAACGGCGCCGCCGATTTGTTAAACAAAGAAGTGGGCCAGATCTTTCAAGCTCTTAGGGATCTGTCTGATAGCTTAAATGCGTTTTTTGCCGGTTTAGATGGAAATGTGGCAGGCTATGCTGACAATGCGGTTACCAATGCTAAGAGCATCAGCAAAAAGAATATTCTACAGACGAAAACCGATCCAGAAAATGCCGAACAATTATCGCTTTTTGAAGGAAAAAAGTCTAAATAACCTTGACAAAATGCTCGCGAGAGATTATACTATATATACAACCTAAGAGGGATCAATGAGCAGAGCTTATGATGACAATCAAACTCTACAACAGAAAATTATAAGGGGCGCCAACGTTTTAGCAGACAATGTAGCGTCAACGCTTGGGCCGCGCGGCCGCAATGTTCTGCTAAAGGAAAAAGGACAGCAACCGTTCATTACAAAAGATGGCGTGACGGTTGCTCATTTTGTGGCACTGGAGGATCCATTTGAAAATGCAGGCGCTCAAATCTTACGTCAAGCGGCAATAGAAACAAACAGTGAAGCCGGCGATGGAACCACCACGTCTACAATATTGGCGCGCGCCATACTCCGAGAATCACAAAGGTTCATCGCATCTGGTGTCTCCCCTATTGAGTTGCAACGAGGTATTGATCTTGCTGTGAGGGAAGTGGTAAAGAATTTAAATGAAGCGGCACAACCGGTTAAGACCGTCGCCGATGTTGAACATGTGGCTGCTATATCCGCCAATAACGACAATGTTATAGGTAAACTTATTGCCACGGCTGTTGACAAAGTGGGGCAGGACGGATCCATCACAATTGAAGAGTCGCGTTCTCTCGAAACTTCTCTTGATATTACCGAAGGATTTAGATTTGACTCTGGTTTTTGCGGTGGCGCTTTCATAACCGATGATCGTCGCGGTGTAATGCATCATGATGAGCCGTTGTTTCTTGTGACCGATCATAAGATTTCAAATGTAGAATCGATTTTACCTGTGTTAGAAATGATTGCCCGAGAGAATCGCCCCTTGGTTATCGTTGCTGAAGATATTGAAGGGCAAGCCTTAGCGGCTATGATTATGAACGCAATGCGCGGCACACTCAAGGTAGCCGGCATTAAAGCGCCCATGTATGGAGAAGAACGACGGAATATTCTTAGTGATTTGGCCATCTCGGTTGGCGCTCAATTTATCACTCGTGAAAGTGGAGCAAAAGTAGCTGATGTGCAAATGAGCGATCTCGGAACAGCAAACTTTATTGAGAGCAATAAATATACCACAACAATTGTTGGCGGCCAGTGCGATTATGAAACGATCGAGGAAAGAATAGGATCGTTGAAGCAGTTAATCAAAGACACCAAATCATTAGATCAATGTAAGAGAATTCAAGAGCGCATTGTGCGCCTCTCATCTGGCGTTGCGGTTATTCGTGTTGGGGGAGCCACCGAAGTTGAAATGACCGAAAAGAAACATCGTGTTGAAGATGCATTGGAGGCTGTAAGATCTGCCCAACAGGAGGGAATTGTTTGTGGAGGAGGTGTAGCTTTGCTTCATGCAGGTAACTCTATTGCGATCACATCTGAACAAACTGATCAGGCATACGGAGCATCCGTAATTAGAGAGGCATGCCGAGAGCCTGTACGCCAGATGGCGCTTAATGCTAATGAATCTCCCGATATAATAATCGATAAAATTTTGACCTCACGTAAAAATTATGGCTGGAATTTTAGGACAGGAGAATTGGTCAATCTATTTAATAATGGTATTATAGATCCCGTTAAAGTTACTCGAACTGCTCTACAAAACGCAGCTAGTTGCGCTGGAACTTTAATTACCACTAATTATGGGATCATACAAACGGAGTAAAATATGACCGAGAATATGAAGAAGGGCGACTTAGTTTGGATTCCTCAGAGCGTTAGATTACATTGGTATAAGAGCGACGAAGAGAATTTTAGATATTTAATCACAGACGAGCCTACAACCGCTGTGGTGTGGGATGAAAAAGACAAAAGCTATGATGTGTTCATGCGCGGAAACGTGTGGACAGTAAATAAAGAGAGCACTTACTATGTGGAGAATCTATAATGTTAGTTAAACTTACAGAAGTGTGCAACAACGGCGCCGTAACTACTAATCAAATATATTCCTTGAGAGAGATTTTTGTTAATCCTGAACATGTAATAATGATTCGCGAAGAGAAAAGGATGAGAGAACTCAATGAAAGAGGAAAGGTGGCCACCGATCTTGATGCAGCACATCAGTTTTCTAAACTAACAATTAATCGAGGACATGCGGGGACAGAAATTGTTGTAGTAGGCTCTCCGGAAGTGATCGAAAATACCCTAAATAATACTATGCAGCTATTAAGAGGATAATGTGTCGCAAAGAATTAATATTAATTATTCGATTAAGTTAGAAGCCTTATCAGGTGAAGCTAATCGTTTGTTTTCGGCGCTATTAGAAGAGATTGCAACTGCCGCCGATCGATATACCGCACCAGCTGAAATTCTTTCTGTCGAAACACTAAAAGAGATAGAAGAGATGAAGAGTTTTGTTAAGGATTTTAATTATCGAATCGCTGATGTCGAAGGCATCATAAAATCTTATCTTCGCTATATTTCGGAGGAAAGCCCTCCCCAGTTCACAGACGTGGAATCAGTTTATGATAAGATAGATGAATTGACAAAAAAATTTGGTATTGAGAAAAATGAGCACAAAGTCCCCGATTAAGGATTTGAGATTTAAAAACCTTTCCCTCTCTCTACTAAAAGACTTAATAGAAAAAGATTCGATAGTAAATACCTATGGATTATTTTCTGGAAATGTTGAAATCTCTCTTAGTTTATCTGATATAAAAATTAATGCTTTTACTAATAAACCGGTGATATATCAATTTTGGTATTGTTTGTTTGAGAATAACACCCGTCTTTATAATATCTTGACCGATAGTTCTTTTAAGTTTCGGGGAATTGCCGAGTATAATTTACTACAAGAAGGCTTGACACGCTATAAAGATGCATATTATCGTTCAAGTTTGTTTTTTATGCTTAATCGGTGTTCAACTACAGGCCAAGTCTCTTGCGGAGAATTTAAGCCTGATGATTATAATCCGATGGCTCTTAATTATTTGAAAACTTTTGAAAAGCCCGAGCTATTCGATATTTTCTATTATCAAAATAATCATGAAAAGATAGAAGATGTTAATTATATTTTATTCCCTTCATTAAACTTTAGTTATAACCTTACAGATATCGGAACGACCAACAGCTACGATAATTATATTTTTAACAGCAAAAAACTAAGGACACTCTTGAATACCCAAAAAGATAGAAAAATAATTATGATTTACAATAAGCATCCTGGCTTGTTTGATTTTTATAAAGAATATTGCTTGACGATGGTTGATAAATACGGCCACCAAACAGATGATGAAAAAGGCTGCGAGGAAATAATTGTTACAAATTTCTAATAATCTTATCGCTGCCTGTTGTTTGTTTGCGCTCGGCCAGTCCTTAGCGTGGTTTCAGATCAATAGCCAGTTTGTGTGGGAGTGGTGGAGGGACCGCCCCATTATAGCGGTGTTGGTATATGGCCTTCCCACTGGTTTATGTTTCTTATATGGAGTTAAACTTGCATATGCAGAAATGGGGCAAGTGTGGGGACCACGATTTTTAATTTTTAGCATGTCATACTTGACATTCCCTATCTTAACGTGGTATTTTCTTAATGAGAGTATGTTCACCACGAAAACTATGATTTGCGTATTCTTATCAATGCTCATTATGAGCGTTCAACTATTTTGGAGGTAAAATGAAAAGAGTAGAAAAACCCTGGGGCCACGAAATCCGCTGGGCGATTACAGAGAAGTATCTGGGCAAGATTATCCATATCGAGCCGGGACAACGATTGTCACGCCAGTATCATCAAGTTAAAGATGAGAGCATTTATGTGCTGGAGGGAACACTCATACTAGAATTACACCAAGAGCCCCATCTTGAAAAGTTGATTTTAAAGCGCGGCGCCACCTGGAGAATCCAGCCCCAAGTAGTCCATCGCTTTTGTGCGCCATCAGAGGGCTGTACACTTATTGAGGTATCCACTCCCGAGATTGACGATGTGATTCGCCTGGAAGATGATTATGATAGATAATCCAAAATACTAAACTATTTATAATGTTGAGGTATATTTATGGATTTTGCTACACGAAACTGGTTTGGTTATATAAACGAGAACATTAGATTAGA